TTGATGAGAGCATTGAAACCGAACTTCAACAGGCGCTTGTGCCCCGGAATCTGCCCCCGGGACACTTGCAGTTCAAAAGGCTCATGCGTTCCAACTTGAGTGATGGAGCGGATGACTGAGCCTGACGACATGAGCCACCTACGACAGGTAGAACGTCACGCGCTTGATAGCCGTCAGATCAGCAAAGACCTTCTGGGTAAAGCGAATGCCGTTGTCAGGGATGTTCACGTCAACAGCTTCATTCGCGATGAATGAGAGCGTCAGCAGGGAGATCGTCGTAGCCGACGAACTGTCATGCAGTGTCAGCGTGGGACTTCCACTGGTTGCCGTATGGACAAAAAGATGCCGCACACGGACGGGTCCATCATAGACAGTCCCGTCACCTGTGGCCGTCTTGGTAAAGACGGGTGTTGACATTACTCTTCACCATTGTCCGGCATGGCATAGACAAGAACGCCAGTGAAAGTGCCACCAGTCGCCGTCACAGCGCCAATGCTGGCAGTGACGATAGTATCAGCGCTAAGGCCAGCAGCTACAACAAGGGCTCCATTCGCACCCTTGATCGAGCCTTTTGAGCCAGCGGCTACCTCATTGAAGAGGCCGTCAGGATCATTTGCACCGCCAGCGGGAGTGCCGCCAATATCAATGGTGCCGCTTGCGGTGGCCGCAGTGCCGATGGTCACGACTTCAATCGGAATGCAACCGGCAGGAAGTGTAAGGGTCTTGCCGCTCGTGGCAGAAGTGCCGATGCGAACATTTGTAGCAGCAGTAGCAGTCGGGTTGCACGAAAAGCGAACCGACTGGATCATCACGCCGGGGACAACAGTCCCCTTGGGCTTGCCGCTATACGAGCGGACAACACCCTGAAAGGTTGTAGTAGCCATGTGTGTCTCCTGTCGTGGCCAATGTCAGCCGCACCATGCGGACTGTCAGGATGCTGAAAGCATACAGAACAAATGCCTAAAAAGAAAGGCCCCCGGAGGGGCCTTTCACTGCACCGCCGAAGCGATACAGGGGATTATGCAGCGCCTTCGGAACCGTAGACGCAGCGGGGATCTGACCATCCGAAGCTGTAACGCTCACGAGCCTTGTACCGCATGTTCCCGGTGTCGAAATCCGCTTCCATTGCAGTCCGAAGCGGCGCGCGCTCGAAGTGCTTGAAGCCATTCGGCGCGTCGGTCTTGACGAACCACGCATCCGGGTCGGTCAGGAAGTGGTTGATCGTGTAACCCTGCGGAAGCATACCCATGTTGCGGATCGCGTTGACATCATTGTCAGCGGTTCCCACACGCAGGGTAGACTCAAGCAGGCGATCAGCCACGAACTGAAGCTGCGGCGGAACGATGAGCTTCATGCCGCGAAGGGCAAGAATCATCCCGCGCTCATCAACGAAGGTCGAGATGTCGATGAGAGCGTTCTCAAGCGACGTTTCGTTGAGGTCAGCAGCAGTGGTCGGCTCATTGGCAAACGAGCCCCCGCCAGACAGCGGATGGTCGGTGGTCAGCAGAGCTTTGCCGTCACCGCCAGCGTAGCTGGACGAGAAGCCGTTGTTGAGAATCGAAGCAGCCTTGATCTGCTTGGTGTGCGCCATGGACCGCGCGAGAGCACGGGTATAGCGAGCGCCAAGGCGATCATACAGGTTATCCTCGACAGCCTCTTCGGTAAGCGCGAACGCGAGGGCGATAGTTTCATGTGTGTAGCGGGCGGTCCATGCCTCCGCTGCCGTATCAAACTGAACGCCTGCACCTTCTTGCTTGGTCGAAGCATTCCCGAAGCCGACGAGCATGACTTCTTCCTCGAATGCCCGGTCTGACGACTCGGTTTCGAAGATTTCGGCGTGCTCGTTTTCGTAACGGGCGTACTCCATCCCAAAGAGGGCGTTTAGGCCGGGCTCAAGCTCTTTTACGAGTTGAGAGCGCGAAATTGCCATTGTTCAGGCCCTCCTTAGACGAAGCCATTCGTACCGGCGCGGTACGCATGGTTGTTGATGATGACCAGAACGTTGGTGTTCGACGACGCAACATCGCTGTTGTCAGGATCTTGCGAGATGTCGATAGCCTTGAGCGGCAGCGTGATGGTCGAAGCCCCAGTCGAGACATCGAGTTCAACACGCGAGATGCCGCTGTTGGTGTCGCCAACAGGGTTCTGATCGATGATTTGGAAGTTGCCAAACAGGTCAGCGACCGGGAAGGCTTCGTCCGCTTGGACTTCAAAAACCGTCTCCGGGGCGTCGATGACGTAGGCAATGATGTCGCTCGCAGCGACGCCACCCGGGTAGTAGTTTTTGAAGGTCGGTTTTTTGGTCGTCGGGTCCGTATAGAAGCACCCGTTGAACACGCCTGCGATGTAACCAGCGGTGCTGGTCGCAGTGAAACGCTCCACGGTACCGCCGGTCACAAGACGAACGAGGTCGCCTTGGTAGATGGCAGTGCCGTAGCTGGAAGCGATGCGATAGCGGTTCTGGGCGTTCGAGAACGGCGAGCCGTTCAGCATACGAACGGGACGAAGACCAAAGGCAGCATCTTTGTTAGCCATTAGGTGTCTCCATCAGAGGGTCGGCGCGAGCCAAACGATACGCTCGACTTGCGCTGGGTTGTTTTCTTCATGAGGGGGTTGTTGTCCCGCATCCAGTCATTATCGACCGCGTCCATCTGGTTCTGAGTGACACGGGCGTAGTGACGTTTGCGCTGCTCAACCATTTCCACGGGCATCCGTGCAAGAATCAAACCGCCTACGCCGATAACGCCAGCGTTGCGACCTTCATCCACAACAGGGCCAGTATAGTCGGGATATTCTTCTGCGCGTACCAGTTCCCAACCTTCTTGGCGCTTCTTGTGTACGTTCGTCCTGTCATCGAACTCCATCGCAGACTCGCGAATCCAGCGATGCTTGAATCCGATAGGAGCAGGAGGGGCTTCGAGTGCAGAACCGGGACGCCATTCCATCTTGCGCTCTTGGCGCTCCCGCGTGGTTTCTTCGCGTGGTGTCCGGTTCATCTCAGTCCTTCCTATTCTGGATTTTCGCGACTTCCTGAGCGTACTTTTCAAGAGGAATCTTCATCTTGTTGGCAAACGCAACTTGCCCCGGCGTAAGCTCGATCTGTTGCTTCTTGGCACGAACAGTTGTTCGGCCATTTGTGGCAGGAGCAACGTAACCAGCAGGCTTACGCTGATCCTGAAACTTATTCGGCATCTCTTTCCGCAGTCTCCGGTCGATCTCCGAATAATACTCGTCGCTGTTGGGGTCGAACCCCTCCATCACGACATCCTCATGGATGGCCTTCGCAGCCGAAGTCATCACACGATCCTGATTGAACCAAGTGTTCTTGGCCAGCCACTTCTGAAGGCGCGGGTCAGCAGCTTGCTGTTGCTGCGGCTGCTGTTGGCGCTGAACCTGCTGTTGAGCATAGGCCTGCGCCTGAGCACGCTCTTGCTCTGAGCGAGCCTTCTGGAGCCGCACACGCTCCTTCTCAATGGCAATCTGTGCAAGAGCAGACTGGGCGTCTGCTACCTTCTGGTAGTCGCCAGCCTCATGCGCCTCCTGAAGCGCGCGCTTGGCCTGAGCCTCCTGAGAGGTCACGCGCGTCTCATACTCGGTCACATAGCCTTGATCGAGTTGCGCGAGCTTCTTCTTGATCGCCTCATTCTCTGCGGCAACCTGCTGTGCGTACTGATACGCAGCCTGCGCTTCCTCAATGGCCTGACGACGCTTCTGCGTCAGCTTGTTGATGCGCTTCTGGACGCTCTCGCTGTAGTTCGAGATCTCGCTGGAACTGTCTTCGTCGCCATCGTCAACAACAGACTTGAACCCGGCCTCCTCCTCGCCGGATTCAATTTCGACGACGTTGTCGTCATCGTCTTCGTATTTCTGGGCTTCATTAGCCATGCGCGTCTCCATGGTTCACGTTATACATAAGAAATATCGGTTGGGTCAAGGATTGTTGCGATGACGTTATCATCGTTTATGATTCTTACCTCCAATCCATCAACTTTAAACCGATTTCCGGCATATCTTCCGATCAAAATCCACGTTTTCTCCTGACACCACGGGCCAGAGGGGAACTTGTTGGCATCGGAATATGCGTCTGGGCCAAGGCGAACAACATAGGCCGCAACAGTGGCAAATGCCTCACGCTCGCGCGCAGCGTCGGGGATGTAGACGCCGCCCTTCGTTTTTTCGGGCGGATAGTACGGAATGATGAGCAGCCGGTATCCAGTGGGCTGCGGAAGTCGGTCGATCACCGACCCATCGAACTTGGACGGGTCGTTTTCATTCTTGTTTTCTTCTTCTTGTTCAATACCAAGGGCCAGATTCAAAGGTCTGCTTGCCCCTGCCTCACGTTTCGCCATCTCTCGCGCAACGTGATCTGGAACGAAGAGCTTCTTAGTCATCGTCCTCTTCCATGCCTTTCATCGCGGCGCGTATTTCATCCTCCGCGTAGGTCATGCCGCGTATTTGACCCACCACGAAACGATATTCATCCATGGTGCCAATGCTCCCAGAAAGGAGAGATTCGCCCATGCGGTCCTTACGCTCGCGCAAGGACTTCAGCAAGTGCTGAGCAAGATTTACGGCATCCATGATACATCCCCCGCAAGCAAACTATACAAACTTGCGGGGAATGCAAGAAGATATGGGGCGTTTTACAATACGCCCTCAAACCTCTGCGGCTTGGCAATCCTACTGAATTTTTTGACCATGCCGCCACCCATCTTCTTTTGCGGACGCGGCTGAGCTTTTCGGGAGGAACCGGCCTTTTTTGTCGCGGGCTTTTCCTTGCCAGCCGTTGATAGGGCTATGGCCACCGCTTGCTCCTGCGGATACCCCTCCGACCGCAACTTGCTGATGTTGCTGCTGATCGTTTTTTGGCTGGATCCCTTCTTCAGAGGCATGTCTTTCACCTTTGCGGCTGCGGAAAAATCTTGCCACCATCTCGTAAAGAGAAGCGATCACTGGCGAGCCCCCCTCATCCTAGCGTTCATCATCGCAATGTCCTTCTGAGCTTCAATGCGCTCACGAGCGACGTTGGCACGCTCCTGCGTGGCCTCATCCTGCTGATCGATGCGCTGCTGGGCAATGAGCACCTTGTTGCGCTCCTTGTCCGCATCAGCGGCCATCTTCATCGCGCTTTCCTGCGCATTCTGCTGGATCTGCTGTTCCTTGATCGCCAGTTCCTGCTGGCGGATCATCACAAGCGGATCCTGCTGCTGGGCAGGCGTCACAGACTGCGTGAACTGCTCCGTAAGCTGGGCAATGATCTGTGCCGCAGCGCGCTCAATCTCGGCTTGGATCATCGGCATCGCCTGCGGATTCTGAGCAACCTCAGGCGGGTACTTGGACAGAACCTGCTGCTGCGCGATGCCCTCGGCGAGCATCCCAATGTGCTCCTGAATGTGGCCCTGCAAGGAGGCAACCACAGCCGGGTTGATCTGCGCGGCAGGCGTGGACATCATCGCCAAATGTGCCGCT